CCATTGGCAACAGGAAACTGATTCTTTATATCAGACTCTGTTGTGGCTTCGGGTGGATGCTGTGGTACAATATGATTAAACCAGAAATCAACGCACTTATTCTTTACCTCTTCTGCAAACTCTTCATTGTAATCGTATTCCTGGATCTCAAACTTTTCTGGACCAGCATAGCCAAAGGTCAATATGGCTACATGAGCCTTGCGTAACCCTGTAATCATCATCTGGCCCTGGATCTGTGTGTAATACTGTATCGGTAGTTCAGCACCCCAGGACTCCCTGGCAATCGAGGATGCGGTTTTAATCTCTAATACTGATCGGGTTGTATCAGCATGATGACATTCGCCATCGAGATTGGTTGCCAGGAAATCATAATCGGGATGAAAACGTACATAGCCATCAATAGCTACTTTACAGTTTATTTCTTCTTCGACCCATTTAGCCATCATAGGCTCAATATCTCTACCTAAACGCATACGAATATTGTCAAAGGCTTCGTAGCCATTTATCTTATCGTTGTAGATGTCGTATAGGCTTTTGTACTTGTTATGCAACAATGCTACAACAGCCCATTCACTTGTGCCGATATAAGACTGTCGTAAGGTTAGATCTAAATCTGGTCCTTGTTTGATAGGATCTCTCATAGTATTACCCTCATTATGTTGAATAAAAATCCAACAGTAAAAAGAACAACAAGCATTGCTTCTAAAATGTCCTCAAATATTTGCATGGTCAAACTCCAATGGTAAAGATTCATTACAATCCAGGCAGAACAGATCTTCCTCTACATTATTCTCTGGCTCTGCTGGAACCCACTCTGTATTCTTATGCTCACATTCATCTGGAGCCCACTCCAGATCACCTTCCATATTTTCTATCCATTCACCTTTTCCATACCCAACCTCTGAAAGGTTTGCCCGATCCGAAACATTACTATCTGTAGTTGTGGGTAGAGGGTAATGCGGAGCAACAGATCGGGCGATGATTAGATTTTTTTCCATAGGATAAGGCATTACTTACCCCCTGTAAGAGATTTCCTATGCCTAACACAGTCACCTCTTTTTTTAGATGCCATAACAATATTTGTTCTAAAGATCTCTCCTGTTATCTCATCTATGTCTGTTATTTTTTGTAACACATACAATAAGTCAACTTGATATTCATCTATTGTAACTATACTTCGTGTAATTATATAATTCATATCCTCTACCCCCTTAATATTGAAGCACATATTCAGCGATGTTCTCGTCTGCTAATGCTCTTCTTTTTATTTCTCTTTTAAGATGTGTTAAGTAACCTGGTTTTAGTAAACCATCTAAATAATCAGTTAATATTTCGTTACTTACCATGTTAAAAGTATATGCAGTGTCTAAAAATGCACTGTCATCCATTCTACTTATTGAATCAATGATGTCTTGTCTCATGTCCTCTACCCCTCCTCTTCAACTGTACAGCATTCATTACAATGAAACTCCCATTGCTTACCATCTACCGGACAATACCAGGTACTTTCCCAGCCCTGGGTTTCTTTATCGCATTCATAGCAATAATCCTCTACAGTTTTAATTTTATTGTCTTTATTAGAATCTTTTGCATCTTGAGAGAATTGATTCCATTCAGTTGTTGTGCCCATAAAAGCCATGTTATACCTCTACCCTTTATTTTATGTTATAGTGTTTGTGCCTGGTACATCTTGCTCTCGATGTATTTTTCCAGGTCGTTTTGTTTTATTCGGTAGACCCTGCTGTTTATTTTTATACCAGGAAGGTCACCTGTCTTAATCAAAATCAAAACAAGTTGCTTCGATATTTGAAGTTTTTTACTTACATCTTCTACAGTTAGAAGTTGTTTTAAGTTGTTATATTGTGTCATATAGTGTATTATTTAGATATATTTAAGCATTATAAACGATATAAATATAAAAGATATACTTTTGCGACACAATACCTTTTTTATATCATTTATTATGTAAACAGGAGCATGGGAGTACGTAAATGGGAAATATTAAGCAATTAATAGAACGTGTTAAAAATAGAGAAGGTTTTAAATATGATGGCCAGGTTGCCGAGCACGTTGGAGTTGACAGGGCAAAACTTGCAAATTGGAAAAATAGAAATAATTTACCATACAAATTGCAAGAATGGTATTGCAATAAATACGATATACAATTAAAAGATTTTCACGAGGATATAGAGTTAGTCAATAAAAACATAAACATAGAAAAGGAGGATAGCGTAGTGGATGCAAGATATATAATCGATCTGCAAAAGGAAAAAATAGAACACCAACAAGCAGAAATAAATAGACTTAACAACATTGTGCATAAACAAAAAGAAACTAAAAATAAACCAGCCTTTCATTTTAAAACGAAGGCAAGGTTTGACCCAGAAACAAAAGTGTTTGGTAAAAATAAAGTAACTGGAGATACTTCTATGACAGGATACACCAGAGAGTTTTTATCAAATCTTGAAATCGAAGAATGGTCAGCAATGTATCATCCAGAAAGCCTAAATCAATTAATATCATCCATTCCTGATGAAGTACCAGATCATACACATAATAAATGGAAAAATATTTTATGGAAGGCTAAAAATGGAACATATAGAATTTATAACATTGAGTCGTATCACGATAAGAAAGAGGGTATAGTTCGAGCGTATTACTATTGGGTAAATGGAGATATTGAAGGTCAGAGTTGAGTCGTATTTACAAACGAAAGGGATCGCCGTACTGGTGGTATACAGCAGGAACATCTCCGAATAGAATACAAAAATCAACAGGAACCAGAGACAAAAAGGTAGCCTTACGCATCCAGGCTAAATGGGACCAGGAAATCGCATTGCGAAACTCTGGTGTCGAAGTTCCTACTGTTGATTTGCAAATTCCGTTTCGTCAATACATAGATGTAATTGAACAAACCAAAGGAAAGAGTAACGCCAGTTGTATTAAAGGTGCTTTGAATATGTTTATGAAGCTAAATCCTCATGTAACAAATAAGCACCTTACTCCCTTTTTTCTACAGGAATACTATACGCAACGCCAGAACATGGGTAGGTCACCAAAAACTATCCTGGAAGATCATAAGATTATAAATAACTGGTGTGAGTGGATGATACTTATGGGCTACCTGGTAAAAAACCCAGAAAAGGGTCTAATACGCCCGAAACGGGTCAAAGTAAGACCACGCAAGGCTTACACCAGGGAAGAAATAAAATACGCATTTAAGGAGGCCTGGCTGGATCACGATAAACGATTCTGGAATCTGCTATATAAAACAGGATTACGGGCTGTGGATGGGTGTACCCTGACATCCGAAAACATCAATGGTAAGTTTATAGAAGTTAGCCAGGACAAAACACATGACTATGATGAACCCAGGGTTGTAGTTGTTCCAATGCACAAAGATCTGCAAACAATGGATATATATAATATTATGAAACCTCAATCTATTGGCAACAGCAGAGAACGATTAAAAAAGATCCTGGGGCATGGTGATCTGCACACCCTTCGCCATTCGTTTGCATCGCACCTGGAAGAGTTTGGTGCAACCAGATGGGAAACCAAATGTTTACTTGGCCATAAAGCAGATGACATTACTGCTCAATATGTTCATATAAATGTCGATAGATTATCGCCTATTATAAACCAATTATAAATTGTCACATTTTTGTCACATTTATAATACCATATCCTCTGACAACTCCTAACAACTTTAGACACCTATATATAACAAAAAACCCCTCGTAAAGAAGGGTTTCTCGTCAAGTACGCCCGGGAGGATTCGAACCCCCAACCTCCTGGTCCGTAGCCACACATTGTTATATATATATGTGAACTTACAGGGATATGTCACATTATATATGTGACACTATACATGAAGGGCTCTACGAAACCAGCCAAACCAATATTTTTCCTGGGATGGTTTTTTAATTACAATACTTGCAAACTTCAATACTCTGTATGCTCGTAATCTTTCTGGTTCCAAGTTTTTACAGGCTGATAGAGTTGCTGGTCCAATACCTCCATCTACATCTATATCGTATGTATTTTTACCATTACAGGCTTTCTGCAATACTTTGACTGCACCTCTGCGACCAAAGTTTACAACCATATCAAAATAGATTTCTCGTATCTGTGCTGGTACTTGTCCTGCTTTGGATGGAACCCAATAGTCATTATAGTACAATTCTTCTGCATCTTTCCTGGTAAGGTTTTCAATGTCCTCACCTGGATATGCTCTTTGACTTATACCAAACTTTGTAGTTCCACCAGGGTCATGGGGATCCTTTGTTATCTTGGATCCCCCTTCTGACTCTATTACTCTATCTATAATTTCATCAAACGTCATTAGAATGGCGTATCGTCATCTTCTTGGATTGATTGCTGGTTTGACTGTTCCTGGTAATCACTTATACTTAATGATAAGAAATTCATACTGGGATCAGACTTGGATGTTTTTTTCCATCCAGCTAATCGTTTCTTACTACCATTGATAACTACATTGCCTGTGTAGTCAGGTTGGTTTTCTTTTTCTTTCCGATCATTTACGAAAAGAACACCGCTATTGTCGTATTCTGGCATTGGGTGTCTCCTTGTTGTTGTTAAAAAAAACTTTAGTCAGCAGGATAGCCTAAAGATTCTGCAATCTTATCGGTCACAGCATCGATAGAAGCAACAGCCATGGATACGCTTTGCTTATCAGTTACCTTTTCTTTTAATGCTTTTGGCAATTTAGATACAAGAGCCTTTGCGACTTGTTCCTCTACTTCTGGAGATTGTATATGCTTTACAACAATATCAAACACATACTTAAATATGAACTTCTTGTATTTTTTAAGGATTCTTCTCATGGGTTTTTCCTTTTATTTTGATTCCTAAATAAATAATACTCATTACTGCTACAATACACTGTAACAACAAATTTATTTCAGCCAGGTATAC